GATGATGAGAGTTTGGCGTAGTCTCCTGATGATGCGAGTTTGGCGAAGTCTCCTGATGATGCGAGTTTGGCGAAGTCTCCTGATGATGCGAGTTGGGCGAAGTCTCCTGATGATGCGAGTTGGGCGGAGTTTCCTAAATTACCCTTTCCCACCTTACATTTTTCCAAGACGAAGTCTACTGCCAATTTCACGAAATCAGCGAATTTAAACTCTGCCTTGATGGAAATTTTGGATGAGGCGACTTTATCATCTTCTCTATCAATCATTCCACTCTGTTCTACTTCGCAAAAGCGTGCGATATGTCCGTCTTTTTCAATAAGGTAATGTTCGAACACATCCATTGGGTTCTCGCAGGCATGAAAACCGTTCTCACAAACCTCTATCTTGCCTTTTTGTTCATACTCTTTGCCTACCTCGTATTGGAAGTCACGGCAAGTTAAGTCGGTATTAAACCCTTTATAGGCTTTTATTTTTTCTGTTTCCATAATCTTCTATTGCTTTAAATATTTCATAAATCACTTGCGGCACTATTGCGTTGCCTAGGGCTTTGACACTTTCTGCTCGCCATTTTGGAAAGGTAATGTTAACCAATCCAAGGGAAAGCCCATCATTTCGCTGACAAACAGGGGATTGAGTAGGGAAGTCTGCCCAGCTCGCCTTGCGACAAGATGCTTTAAATCCGTGTCTCGATTGTGTGTTTTGCTTTCCATTGGCGTTCCCGTTTTGCAGTCCATTGCTGTCGGGGTGGGAAGAAGTTTCCCAGCTGCTAGATCTTTCAGCGTTGCAGAAAATATTTGCCCGCTTAGCCTGCACCTCTTCCCGTTCGTGAGTTTGTTCGCTCCCCCCTGACCATCTTTGGCTGTTGGCGTAGGGAGAAATCCTGAACACGCCATTGCCGTCAATCCTTTCCCCATCTGCGAGTTGGGGTTGTACTTCGTTGTCCATTTTTCGCCCTCCGCTGCATTTGGTGTCGGCAGGAGCGTGAGGTTCATCGGTATTGACTTCCCATCCTTGTTTACCTTCAAACCCTGCGTCTGTACGGTGGGCAACAATCCATATTCTGTCTCGCCTATGGGGCGCACCAACGGCACAAGCAGGAATAATAAACGGTTGGACTGAATATCCCGCCTGCTCAAGACCTTGGCAGATTTCTTCGATTGTGTAAGGTTGTTCCTCTCGCGTTCGGTAACTCTCATTGAATAGAGAGGTTTGACTACCCACTTCAAACTCCTCGCTGGGCTGTACCATCGTGATGAGCCCAGCAACGTTCTCGCCAACGACCCAAGTGGGCTGTATCTCGCGTATCGCTCGCAACATGTGCGGCCAGAGGTAGCGGTCATCTTCCGCTCCAAGTCGCTTTCCTGCCATTGAGAACGGTTGGCAGGGGAACCCTCCTGTGAGGATGTCGACTTTCCCTCGCCAGGGGGTAAAGTCTGTTGTCGTGATGTCTTCATAACTAACTGAATTTGGATACCAGTATTCTAAAACTTTCCGTGGGAACTCATTTATTTCACAGTGGAATACGTTTTGCCACTCCATCCACGTGGCAGCGAGTTCCGCTCCGCCTATGCCAGAGAATAAGCTTGCATGTTTCATATTGCAGTTTGTGCCTCGCCCACGTCATTTCTATATGGGCGAGGCCGTTTTTTACCTTGTGATAATTTCATCATACCCCCATTAAGTCAAACAAAGTTGGAGCGGTAACGGCACTCTCGGCTTCACGCAGGTAGCTAAGTCCATCCCTCCAATATTCGTGGTTTAACTCGGTCGCAAGGCCAAATCTACGCTTCCTTATCGCGCAATACGGTACAGTGCCGATACCACCGAATGGGTCGAAGACTACCTCGCCCTCGTTGGAGTATCTTTCGATAAGTCTTTCAACCAAATCTAGTTGTAAGGGGCAGATGTGCATCTGCAAGTTGCGTTGGCTCTGTCTGCTGTTCAACGTTCGCATCCTTACTACATCATCCCAAATGTAGTCCTTGTGGCTGACAGGGTCGATGGCCATAAATGTACGTGGCAATTTTCCATAATTGGCTAGTTCCTCGGCAAACTGTACATGCGTTTCAAAATCGTAGACATGTTCTTTCGAGAACTTTCTGAACATATGTCTTAGGGTGTCTATTCCCATCGATTTCATCTGCTCACCCGTCAACAGTGTATTGCCGTTGCTTTTCCAGTCGCCGTGTGCGTCAATCTGCCACCTTGCAAGGCTATACGCGCCATCTTTCACTTTTCTTACAGGGAGGTCGGCATAGGCCTTTGTCGTGTCAGTTGGCAACTTTCTGAACAAAAGCACGTATTCAGGGCATCCAACTCCCATCTTTGAGCCATCCTTGCACATCTCCGTATATCCAAGGCGATATGTTTGGTTGTTTTCCCTTACAACATCAGTATCAACCGTTATCCTGCCCATGTACCTAAACTTGTGTTTCATATAATGGAACACGCACATTTCACTGAAAGGGTCAACGGTCGGCATGCCATCACCAGTGGCGTTACCGAATAATATGCGGTCTTTGACATGTACGCAACACAACCTGCCTGGTTGTAAGATACGGTGGAGTTCAGGGGTTAAGAAGTCCATCTGTTTGAAGAACTCATCGTTATCGGCGTTGAAACCAAAGTCGTTGTAGCTGGCAGTATATTCGTAATGGTTAGAAAACGGCACGGATGTAACGATAAGGCCGACTGAGTTATCTTTCATCTGTTGACATTCTAGAACATTGTCATTGTTGATGAAATGATAAGTCTTGCCCTTTTGTTCCTCCCTCTTTGAAAACATGTACCTCATGAGCTTATTTTCAACGTTGGTATCGAAAAGTCCATTTTCACGGATAATATCCGTCATCTTGGCCACCATCTCATTATGTTGTTTCCATTTCTTCATAAAACTAACGAAAATCTCACTTTCGCTTTCCGCATATACGAAGTAAAGGTCTACAGGATATTTTTGCATGAAACGATGGATGCGCGCAATGGCTTGAAACTTGTCGTTAAAACGATAGTCAACGAACATGATGGCCTTGTGACAGTGATATTGAAAGTTCAGACCTTCGCCAAGCATTTCGGGTTTGGCTGCGAGGTATTTTAATCTGCCCTCCTTAAAGTCGTCTATTACGACGTCAGCTTCGGCGTCGTCTTGTGAGCCATAAACGGCCTTACATCCGTCTATCGCCTTACATAGTTCCTTACGTTCGTCTTCCAAGTCGTGCCAAATAAGAAAATGGTCGTCTTTATTTTCGGGGCGGTTGATTATTTCAAGGACACGCGCAATCTTCGTATGCATATTGTCTCTGCGTTCTTTGGCTGCATCTTGTAGACCTAGTGCAGCAGTCCTGAACATTTTAAACTGTCCGTCCCTTTCTTTCCCAGCCGTAGAGTTGTCAATGTTCACTATTTCCTCATGCACCCTCAATTCTGGCAATTCATATCCAACGTCGGGATAGCCCAAATCGGATGGCTTGGTAAGGAATAAAGCCCATGTCGACACCCAAGTCCAAAACTCATGTTCCTTGTTCGGGTAGAGCGTAAGATTATTGGCTTTCGTGCTGTCGCGTTTGAAAAAGCGGGTAAGGGCTTGTCCACTGTCCATTACACCAAGATACGCAGAATAGTGGATAAGTTCCTTGTACCTGTTTGGGGATGGTGTGGCGGTGGCTACAAATCGATATTTCACGTTAGAGAAAAGAGGGAGAAACTCTTGATATGTCTTTGTCCCAAAGCTTCTCAATACGCTAGCTTCATCCAATGATGTAGTAATGAAATAGTTTGGGTCAATCCTTACTCCATCTTCACCATCCCTAACTCTCTCGTAATTCGTTACCATGATATTTGTCGGGCAAGATTTCACCTCTTGCATGTTGCGGACGTAGGATATTTCCATGTCGAGGTGTTTCTTTGCCTGTGATACGAACTCGACAACTACGCGCTTGGGGCATACGATAAGGGCTTTACCTCCCTCTCTATTTGTTATCACCCTCAATATTTCAAGTTGGGTTACTGTCTTTTGCATACCGAACGAAGAAAATATCGCCCTACATCCTCCTTTTACAGCCCACCTTACGGTATCTTTAACATGTGGATATAGGGATGTCGTCAACTCATCGGGGGAAACGTCAAACCCTGTTTCGTGGCTCACGGCCATCTTGTTTCTTAGAAAATCAATGTAATTCATAACCCTGCTCCTTTTAAGAGGTCATTATAAGTCTGTTCGTAGTCAAGCGAGTAGAACTCACTTTGCAGTCGTGCGTATTCCCGTAGCCTGGCTTTTGCCGTACGCCAACATTTGGCTTTCATAGCCGAATAGAAACGCGACATTATCATGTTTTTCTTGTCATTGAATATTTCTTCCGTCATTCTTCTAAAAGTTTAAGTTCTTTCAAATCTTCCTTGCTGAGGTTTTTCATACAATCGGGGTTCATCTTCAACGCCCTAGCCCCAGCGGTGTTAAAAATGGCCTCGCCTGTCAGCTTGCTCTCAATGACATACATAGCATTCTTGCAAATTTCCGAGCTATTGAAGTCCAAGTCCTTGATGGCAAAGGCAAACCGTCTCCTTACCTTTTCCCATCCGTTCATCACTGCCGATAACCTGCCCGACAGGAATGCGTTCTTAAAGTTCCTGCCATATTTCTCTTTGGCGTTCTTGAAGAAGTTGTCGAACGTGAATATGGAGTACCCGATAAGGGTGTGTGCCAGTTCAACGTGAGAGACAATATTGGCATCTTCTATATTGTGCTTGTCCATCTCCGCCTTGAAAGCCAGCCTCAGACGCTCCATGTCGTTATGCAATAGCGAATAGACCTCGTCCGTTATGTCCATGTATAACTTGAACCTATCCGAAAGGGGGCGTTTAAGTTTGTCCTCGTACTCGTAGAATTTCTTTAACGAGTACTCCGCCCCGCTCTTCACTTCGGCCTTGAAATATTTAGATTTCCGAAGTTCGCTCGTTGCATCCACTATCGCCCTGCTTGCGATGTCGTTGACACTGCCCACTATGATGTAGAATAGTGATGCGACATTGTTGAAATCATCTATTATCTGCTTTCTCATTTTCTTTCTTCCATTTCAAATATTCGTCATAGAACATCCCACCAACGTTTTGCGACTTCTTGTTCTCCATCGCTTTGTATTCGTTGGATTGTGAGATAGACATCTCTTGTGCCTTGCCGTCTCTCCTCTTGTCATATTCTTTCATCCACCCTAAAATCACATCTCCGTCTATCCTGCCGTATGTTTGGCCGAAACTTCTCAGTTTGGCCATCTTAAAGAATAGTTTCAGGTCATATATTGTATAGTGCGGATAAGCCTCCAACACGAGGTTTATGGTGTCGGCCATCTGCTCGGCATCCATCGTCCCGTTAGTGGAGTAGAACCTTATGAACGGCTCGAACCATATCACCAACATGGCGCGCACCCATTCAATGCCCATCTCGCGTATCATCGTGCCGAAACCCACCTCGGGAGCGTCAAAAACGTCCTCTATGCACTTAGGGTTTATGCTGTTCCAATATATGTCGGGCGAGTGAGCCAAGAGCGTCACGGCTTGCTGCCTTGTCTGTGGCAGATGCCCTGTTACCGATAGTTGATTGTCCATTTTTATTGAATTGTTTGTCGTTGTTAGCCCACGTCACCAGCCTTTTTGAGGTTTCCCATGTCTTTTCGCTTTCCCACCTCATTTTCGTCCGTGACTTGTTAAGTTCACTCCAATAGTCAAAGAAAGCCCTTATCATTTCCTTAGGGTACTTTTCTAGGAATGGGACAAGACTATTGTAGAAGTGTGTCTTGCGCTCCTCGACATTGTTGGTCTGCCCTAGGTCTGCCCTAGGTCTGCCCTGTGTCGTTTTTTTAGGCTTGCAATTATCTGGGTCGCAAATTGTTATGCTGATACCTAACCCTACCCTAAGTCTGTCCTTAGTCTGCCCTAGCGTTTCCAGATTGGCAAGAGAAGAACGTACTTGCTTGATTGAATAATCCGTGTCTTTGGCAATCTGCTGATAGGTGGTGATTACCTCCCCATCAACAGATTTTGCCATAAGGTAAACTAGGATAAGTCCGTCACGTGGGCGTGGGAACCTCGTTAATATATCTTCGTATTTCATTCAAACATGATGTTCGTCAGTTGTCTGCCATTGGAGAATACCACCCACTTGCCCTTATTATTTGTGTCGACAAGTTTCAAGTCCTCGACCTTGCCGAAACGCTTGATGTTTCCGCAAAGGTCAACAAACCACGCATCCTTACCCTTATGTGGCCTTATCTCCCTGCCGACTATCTGATAATAGAGGGCGAGGGACATCGTGGGGCGAGCCATTACGACCGTGTCCAACTCAGGATAATCGAAACCTGTGGTTAATACTCCTGCATTGGCTACGACCTTTATCTCACCAGCTTTGAATTTCTGCAAGATGGCATCACGTTCCGCTTTCGGTGTCTCGGCGGACACGACGGCACAATCGGGTATCTTGTCAGCAAGCTGATTGGCTTCCTTTACAAATCGAGTGAAGACCAATATGCCTTTTCTTGCACCGCCCCTTTTGGGTTTCAACAGACGTTCTACAATGCTGACCAAAAAGCCATAGAAATCAACCCTTTGATATTCCATGATGACGGACTTGTCCGTGTAGTCCGCACCTGTGGTGTTCACTTTCAACCTGCTTTCGTTCCACCCAGTCGGGGATAGCTGGTAGTAGCTTATCTTGGAAAGGTAACCCATGTCAAGGAGCGTTGAAATCTGCACTTGGTATATGACCTTTGAAAAGATGTTCGGCCGTGTCCTCGTGATGAATTTCAGCATTGAACCGCCCATATATGAGGAAAGCCTATATGGCGTGGCGGTAAGGCCTAAAATCTTCGTCTGCCCCAACGCCTCGAAAAATTCCTTGTACATCCCTTGTTTAGGGTTGCATTGGTGAGCTTCGTCAACCATTATGTACTTAAAATGTTGGAACAATTCAGGGTGTGACTTAACGCTCCCTATCGTAGCGAAAGTGACCTTGCCTACATCCTTGGAGTTAAATGACGCAGAGAATATCGCGCATCTAAAAGGGTTTATCATGTTCATCTTTTCATAATTCTGCTTTAATATTTCACGGCTAGGGCAGAATATGAGTACATTGTCGTCAAGTCTGTTGGCGATGTCGGCAAGGACAATCGATTTCCCACTTCCTGTTGGCAAGACCATTATGGCGTTATATTTCATCTTTTTTTCATTGAAAAAGGCAACGGCCTTGTCGGACGCTGCCTTTTGATAATCACGTAGTTGTATGTTCATATCCCCAATATCTTCTTTAGACGCTCCCTGTGCAGGTCGCTTGCATATTGCTTGGCTTTTTCTAAACTGTTAAAACTCCGTGTTGCATCTCCATTTTCATCATACAGGGTGAACTCTTTTTGAGCGACCCAATGTGTTATTGAGTAATCCCCCAAAGGCGTTTCTACACGACATATTTTCTCGTAGGCTGCGTGTGAACCATAAAGCCCGACTTCTTCCCATTTTAATATACAAGCGTCATCAATTACGCTCTGTCTGCCTGCACCATAGGCATAGTTAGCCGCTCTCTTTGCGTTGGCAACCGACAAGGTCTGACCGAAGTTTGCCTTACGGTCTACATAATGTATAACCCTGTCTAATTTCGTCTTGTACTCCATATATCTATTTCCTTTTAGGTTTATGCTTCCTGTTTTGCTTATTAGCGTATGGCGTTGAGCCACTTCTGTCCTTACCTTTGTTAACCGATGTATAATCAAAGGCATGCACTATTGCTGGGTGATTGTGGATAATAAAAACAGAAAAATCTGTATAGCCTTTCATACCTTAATCCCTTTCTCCTTACTTAGTTTGTCCACCAATATGGTGTAGTACTTAATCAACTCTTCCAGCTCGAAACACGACCATTTCTTTGTTTGGTGCGCTTTACAGTTGAGAAGTTCAAATCTTTTTAAGCCAATTTTCCTGATAAGGTTCTCGCGATAACCAATCAGATGGTCGGAACGGAACCTGTTACAAAAACTACATTCGCTATGGGTGTTGTCTTCGTCCCACCTTGTCGACTTGTGGGTGCGCGAATGGAAGTGGCCGCAGTCCATCTTGTCAAACGGCTTTATCTGCCCACAAGATATGCACCGTGTAGAGCCACCTTCCATCGCATCCCTAAGTCGGATGTATTTTGAATAAACGACATCCAACTTCTTTGTCAAGGTCTGTATGTTCGCTTGCCTCTTTTTCTTAGGCTTGTCCGTTTTTTTCTTTTTGATGTAATACATGTGAATTTAAAGTTAGTGGATAGGGCAGGACTTGAACCTGCATAGATGTTGTGCTGCTCACTTATGTCTTTTACCGCCTGTTACCAATAAGGCTCGCTGTTGTAAGGTTTTGGTATCATAGTTTACCTTGTAGCTGGTCTCTTTTTCGCCAACTTTCCCCGTCGATCATTTCCTACCGACCTCAGCTTAGAGCATCATCTTACTGCTTAATAGCGTCTACCAATTCCGCCACCTATCCGTTTTGCCCCATGGAGGTGGGGCTTATTAAATTTTGGTTATTTACAATGAAATGCCCTACGATATGTTGATATTCTGCATATTACATCATATCCCATCATAAGTATTGTTTATTCCTTTCTATCTCCATCTCCATCTGTTGTATGAGGATATGTTCGTCAGAACTCGGCAGATACACACTCGCTTTCTGTGCTGCCCAATTACGAAACCTTTCGATTGACAGGGAGAACTCTCCGCTGTCAAGGTCTGCACTACTTCTAAGCACCTTTATCTTACCCAAATACTTGTCTTCCTTTTCTCGGATAAACAATTCGGGGTTTACGAGCTTTTTGTAATATTGCTGCTTGACCCATTCGAGCGTGTTACCTGTCTGCGTTCCGAAATAAGCCAATATAACATGCAGATACCTATTTTGAGGTAAGCTGCGTTTTGGTTTCTTTTCGGTCAGCTCAACAATTTTCCCACTCTCGGCCAACTTCTTTGCACGAAGCAAGAAATTGGCTTTTTCGAGTGGATTGTTCGTGTCATAGAGTGCCATTATGCTGCCCTTTCAATGAGTGGGAGGATACCTATTTCTTTTAGAGCATCATAGAGGAACATACGGCCTCTTTGGGTCCATTCAGAACACAATCTTGTATCTGGCCGACCATCTGAATGAGTAAATGAAATTGTACGGCTGTGAACATAGCCTTTCCCCATAAGGTTTGAATAGAGTATCCATTGTCCGTTAACCTTGTGTTGGATGCGCATTTCGTTGAGTTTCTTGTTGAACTTAACGGCACTCATGCCATAGTCGGCTGCTATCTGTGTTGTGGCTAGTGTGCCTTTACTTTGCAAGATAACGTTTAGATAGTCGTTGCCCTTTTGCATTTGCTGAATGAGTGTTTTCTGCTCGGCGTTCTCGCTTTCTAGTTGCTTAATGCGCGTTTCCCTGTTGGCGATTGTAGTCTGTGCGACTAACACAGCCTTTGCCAATATTTCGGCATCGCTCATTTCGGTCGTTGTGGTGATGTACCCACCAGTCTTGCGGATTGATGGGAGGACTTCTCCACATACCCAATCTTGGAAAGGTTCTGCTTGCGGTTTGTCCGAACGCATGATAACCTTGTAAAGGTTCTGTTCGTTGATAAATATCATTTCTTGCATAACCTGTGTGCCATATTGATTATAAGTAGGGGTGTTAATTGAACTAACACCCCTATCGTTTAACCTTTTCTTGGTAGCACCAGCTTGTAGTTCTAGAACTCGGCATAAGTCTGCCAAACAAAACAAAGGGTTGTCGGCCGTTCCAGCCGTGCGTATCTCCCCAAATTGGGGGTTGTTGAAAATTGTTACCTGATTATTCATTGTGTTGTCTCTTTTAATATTTGTGGAGAGAGCAGGGGTCGAACCTGCATTTCGGTGCCGTTCTACATTTCCATACGGCTACCGCACTTTACCGTTAAGCTATCTCCCCAGATGTGCGCAGGGCAATCCCACGCACATGGTTTACGGCATTGTACAGCCTAGTGTTTGCTGATGTCCCTGAATATTGATGGGACAGTGCCGTATTGAGGCAATCGTCCGTCCCACTTCTCTATCCACATCTGTTCGAGTACTGCAGGTGTGAGTGCACGCGTTCGCAGTTCGTTTGCCTTGAACTCCGCCTCGGCAGCCACAATCTTCTTTTCCGCCTCCGCCTGTACAACCTTTACTTCGTTCTGCACCCTCATGGCTTCTTGTACCGCCCTGTTCTTGGCATTTACGGACTCAACGATGGTCTTTGGATATTGCAGACCAGACGTGAGTTGCTCCAAATGGAAATTCTCTTTTGCCAATGACTTGGATAGGTAGTCTTCTATGGACTTCTCTACCTTATCTCGGTTGGAAACAATCTCGTCCGTGGTGTACTTGTTGAGCTGTATTCGGAAAGCATCCCTAACGTAATTGTACAGCGTTCCATTGATGACCTCGCTAAGTTCCTTACGGTATTTCTTGAACACGTAAGGGCTTTTCCCGTCTACAATCTTCAAGGAGATTGTGGGGTCAATCTTGAACTCGCTGCCGTCCTTTGCATTGATGGTAAAGGCAGGGTAGTCGACAGTCTGCACGAATGTGGGGTACTCGTACACGGACTGTGTGAAAGGGTTGTACCAAACGCGACCCGTGCATAGCGAAATGTCGTCGACACCCTTTTCAGAACCATACAGGTTAACCAATATGCCCTCACTGCCTGCGTCAATGCGTTCCGTGCAAGAGGAGGACATGAAAACGAACATAGGCAACAAAATGCCCAGAAAAAATTTACTTCTCATTTCTTTTGTTTTTTATTTTGTTAATGAAATCGACAAGCCTTGTGAAAAATCTTGTCTTGAATGAAATTAATACGTAGGCGGTTGCGGAAATCACGCCGACAAAGTTTAGGGTCGTGTCGTATATGGTGATAAGTTCCGTTACGGCCGTAATGATAAGTAGTGTGAACAAAGCCCACACTACGAAGAGAAATGTTTTTGCCATGATAGGGGTTTACTTGTTGCGTAAGTCCACAAAGTCGCAAGTCTTAATCTTGGTGATAATCCTTTGTCCGTTTCTGAACAGCAAGCCGTTCCTAGTTTTTAGGACCAATCCCTCTGCTTTGTGATTTTTGGTTTGAGAAACGATGGAATTAAAGCCCTTGCTTACAAATTCAATTGCCTCTTGCAACGTCATATACCCAATCAGGGGGACAATTGGGACGTTGAGTTTACTGGCGATGTCTTCTAGGTTTTCTCTTCCAAGCCACCACTGCCCGACTTTCACGTCAAAGAGGATAAAGCCTACATCGTTAGGAATGTAATTTCCACCGCCTTTTTGTATCTTCATCCCATACCCCTCACCGTAGATTGACATGCGCAGTGTCTCATCTTCGCCGACAGAGGCAAACTGCTGGTTAAACGCGGACATGATGACGTCTTCCGTGAATATTTCGTGTAGCTTTTTGAGCAAGTGCGATGGGATTACGGCGTTGTCGGTACGGCCTTGGAAAGAAAACCAAAGGCCACGTTCCGTGCTGTATTCTATATCCACATGGATGTTTGTGCCGTCAATTTTCTCGGTGCATTCCCATTTCAAGTCTTTAAGCTCGTAAAATTCTTCGCAAGTGAATTGCGATGGGATGATTACCTTTTTCTCGTCCCTCTTGAAGAGGGTGTTAATCTTTTGATAATTGGTGTTGTGCATATTGATAATTGTTTATGATTTGTTAATGTTTGCCGTTTCGGCAAACTTCTTTCCTATCTTCCTTGCCATGTTGCGCAACAACCGCGGTCGGTCTTGCTCGGCAAAGCCCTTGACGTACGCCTCGTAGAAACTTGCAGCATCCGTGAGGTAGCGTATTTCCCAGAATTGGGGGTTATTGAATATTGTTATTCCCATGTTCGCATATGTTTAAAATGGTAAGTCGGTATTCCCTTGTTGGGTTGCTTGCGGTGCGAGATGTTGCGATGCAGGCTGTGAAATGGGCTGTTGTACTGCTTGTTGCTGCGTTTTAGCCTTAACGTCTTCAATGGCATAAGGCCTAACGCGTGTGAAATACTTCGTTTGTCCGTCTTTTTCGTATCTCGTTCCTTGTAAGTCAAAGGTAACACTAACGACTTGTCCGACTTGTATGCCATCAAGCATGGCTACACCCTTGTCGCCACTAAACTCAAACAATGGCGTGTTCTCAAAGGTGTCGCGCACCCCTGTATATGGGTCGAACCTCGTGCAGTCCAAAAGAAGTTCCCTTTTTAAAAGGGTTTTCCCATCTTTCAATGCTATGCTTTGCGTCTGTCCTATGGCTAGGACACGACCTGTTTGTTTATTTACCATCTTTATTTTTCGTTAAAAATCCTCTTATCTGTTATCAGCGACCTATTGTCTTCCACAAAACGGATAAAGTTCTCACACCTTTCTTGTATGATTGGAATATCTCTTTGTGGGTCAAAGACGTACGTTTCCGTAAATGTCTCATAGTCGAAAATACCAATAACGGCAACGTTATATTCAAACACGCTTATGTCAGCCCCCATCTGCCTTACACAATAAGGGTATATCAGATGTTGGTTGTTCCGTTTGTATTTTCCTACGCCGTACTGGCTTGCCGTCTTAATGTCGTGAACAGACAACGGCATAAGTTCGTCAATAAATCCATATAGTTTCACATCACCGAAAGCAGTCGGAAGAACACCCTCTACATACTTTTGTGTTACTGCACCTTTATAGTAATTTGCGAACTCTCTACATAATGAAATAGGAAAGAAAAAGACACGCTCACCTATCTTTGCATTCAAACCGATAAACTTTCCAGTGTCTATTACATCACAATACAAAGGCTTACCATTATGGGGGTCACAAACCTCTTTAATGATTTTTTCATAGACCTTTTCAACTTCTATCTTGTCAGACTTGCGATGTTCTATCATACAATCTATAACCTCATTGAATGCTGTACCCTGGGCAACTGCTTCATTGTCATAAGGTACTCTGTTTATCCTATCAATGACCGCTTGGAATTGTACCTTGTGGAACTCTTCGGGAGTATGTGGGGGATTATCACTAAACCCCCAATACTTTTCCCAAATAATATCACTATCCACATATTGCTGATAGGCATCAAGTAAAGATGGATAGATATTATAATTAGGCTGCGTTGTCTTCATAAGTCTTTGTGTCTTTATTGTACACCAGACCAAGCTCTTTCACCCTTGCAGAGAACAACGACCGTGCCTTCATCAACGAGCTGCCTACGTGTTTATAGTCATTTATATGCTCTGCAAAGTAATTAGCACTCTGTGCATCTGTGATTTGAGTAACGCCATCTTCAATCTCTGACAAGAGAGCGTTATATTTCTTGATTTCCTCTTCCTTTGTAGAGAGCATACCAAGATAAGGGGTAATAACAGAACGTTCGATAAAATCGTTCTTTGCCGTTGGTTTGCCTTGTGCGTCTACAATGGTAGGAATAGTCATAACGCCAGGCAGATTGCACGTATTCTTGCCATCATTGCGACTTGTCGGGTCAAATGTAATAGTACGCATCTGTCTCCCGTTATCGTTTTTCATTTCGAGATACCCGAGCAGGTCAAGTTCTGTAACAATAGCATTGTAGGACTTCTCACGTAGAGCAGGAATAAAGACAGTGTCATCACCCTCTTTGCGAGTGTCACGATGAGCGACAAATACAACATTCTTGTTAAGACTTCCTACTGTTCGAGTAAGCCATGAAAACTCTTGATTGATGCCGCCCCAGTCTCTTATCTGCGGTTGACGAGAACCGCACTTATATGTAATGATGAAATCCATCATCTTTCCGATTGTGTCAATGACAATAGTCTGATACGC